CTGATACGAACTCCGAGTCTTGTTCCGCTCGGTGCAGTCACTATAGCACAACCTTTAACAAGGTCAAGCGGTATTAAAGGTTACAGCTCAACCTTTAACACAGCAAAATCCCCCTGCTGGGAAAGGGGCATAAACCAGCAGAGGGATCTTGTTTGCAGTTTGAGTGTCGGTCCGGAACTTTTCCGGTTATTACTCAGAACTAAAGTATAGCAGTCTCAAAACTGAAGCGTGCACCGATTGCCAATATCATACCAAAACTGGTATCATATTGCCATGACGTTAATCGTAGGGGTAATCACCAAGACTGGGTACGCGATAGGCGGCGACAGCGGGGCATTCGAGGATGGCGGCGACGTGTACTCGATTGCTCGCAATGCTAAGGTGTGGGCCAAAGGTGACGTGCTGATTGGTGGAGCTGGATCGTTTCGCAGCATCGAGGTTGCCAAATCATATAATGAAACGGAGCCAAATCAGATAATGGCCCACATGCTCAAAGCTGAGCTGCAAGATGACTGGTCCTTACTTATGGTCACACGTAAGCGAGTATACGAAATCTCGCCGCATGGGGTGATTGAGCTGAGCGACCCGTACGGTGCCATAGGCGGTGCTTCTTCGATTGGGCTGGGTGCCCTTGCCGTATTATCCAAGCTTGAGATTCAACCTAGGCACATAGTGTCCGAGGCACTCGAGGCTGGGTATAGTCACAGCATGAAATGCGCCAAGCCGTTTAAGATCATTAACAAGGTTAACGAATGATTGAAAGGCCGCATCACCACCAATGGCAGCTACTCATATCTACCAAGGCTTGGGTGTATTGCGACTGTGGACGCAAGTTTCCGCTCCCAGCAAACGCCACGGGATCGCGCTATCATGGACCTGTACCTACGGAATACCAATAAAGGATACTCAAATATGACTGACGTGCAAGGTTTCTGGGCAGTCTGGTCTGCACTAATGGTGTTTGCCATCTGGTGCTTTTGGGTGAGCCAATGAGCATTGACCAATCTTACGGGCTTTCGGCCAGCATGATCGAGTATGGGGATATCTGCGATGAAGTCAAAGATGCCTGGCGTAACTACGTTATGGCCATTGTGCGTAACTACAAGATTGGCACTAATTTTAAGCTTATTCAGTTAAGCAAGGAAGAACGCTTTGTCCAACCTGATCCTTGGCGCCCCTCAGAAGCAAGCAATCGCTATTGTACCGAATGCTGCCGGTAATCTGCTATGGTAAAACTATGAAGAAATTTATGGAACACCCAATGTCAATGTCGCTGGCTACCATTATTATTGCGCTGTTGTCTATTTTGCACCCTGGTTTTCAGATGAATCCAGCTGCACAATCGATCATTGCTTGCGTAGCTCTTTTGGTTGGTGGCCTTAATCACATCCACAGCGTTAAGTCTGCTTTGCAAATCCAGCACGTGCTAGCAGCCCTAGCCGCCAGCAAGCCCGCTGATGCCCAGCCCGACAAGTGAGCTAAGCGACCTCTTAAAAGAGTGGTTGCAAGATAATGTCCCACGGTTTTTGATTGACGTATCAGAAAAAGTAGGGTTGGCCAATCCCTGGGAAATGCCAGTGATTGACGATTTTATTCTTATAATAGCTGTCAATGATTTTAAAGATGGCAACGGCGTAGTTATGTCGGTTGCTTCTAACGAATCACCCAGTTACAGAATACGTGGCTTAATCGCTGAAGCGTTGCTGTAACATAACTTTATGGCTAAGAAACTTATTGGTACGGATGGCGGCGGCGGTATTCGCGGCACTGGAATGTCTGGCGGCCGCGGCGGCAAAACAGGACAGACTCTTAACACAGGCGGCGGTGGTACCAAGCCTAAGATGGTAACGCAAGTTACGCCTAAGCCTAAGACTGTAGTCAACGTAACGCCTAAGCCTAAGACTGTAGTCAACGTAAAGCCTAAGCCCAAGGTTAACGGTGGCACGATGTACTCTAATCCCAAGAAGCCCGCCGTTACCTACACTGGTGGACCTACTCGCGTAAATTATTCACCTCCCGGCAAACCCAATAAGTAAATAAGTAGTACCCTTTAGGGTATGGCTATTTCAGCAGTACAAAAGAAAAAGTATTTTGACGCTCGAGGCGCTGGTTTCTCAATTGCTGAAGCTGCACGCAAATCTAAGATTTCGGAATCTACGGGCCACCGGTTAGAAAAAGCTGCGGCCACTATGCGGATTAGCGACGAGATTGACACGTCAGCTCGTAACTATCGCGAACTTAAAGTAGAAATGAAGCTTGAGGGTCCTAAGCCTTACGAACGTTTGTCGGCTGAAGCTCAGCGTGCCCTTGAGGATTTTGACTATTTTCGCCGTCGTTATTTTGGCCGCATCTCGACTCCCTGGCAAAACGAAGCCGGCTTAGCTCTGTGCCGATTGCTGGAATCCCCTGAAAAAGAATACGTGGTTATGAACATGCCACCTGGATCCGGCAAGACCACGCTGCTTCACGATCTTACTTGTTGGATCATTTGCCGTAATCGAAGCGTTCGTTTGTTAACCGGATCAGTAACCATGAGTTTGGCTAAACGAAACCTCATGCGTGTACGCCGATCGCTTGAGCGGGTAATCCCAGAACAAGCTGATGACACTATGATAGCACGAGGCCTTGCTATGGACGCAGAGTCTACAATGGCTTTAGATTTTGGCCGTTTTAAACCGTTAGACAAAGAGCTCTGGACTAACGAAGCGTTTATTGTCATGCAGCCCGAGGACGAAGGCTCGATTGCTGAAAAGGAACCAACGCTGTCTGCGTACGGTATGGACTCAGCATTTATTGGTACTCGAGTTGATGGAGCTTTCTGGGACGACCTTGTGGACCCACGTAAATCCCGTGGTGCCGAGCAAAAGGCTGACGTAGAAAACTGGTACATGGACGTTGCTGAATCACGTTTGGAACCAGCTGGTATGATGGCACTTATCGGCCAGCGGCTTGCAGCTGACGATCTCTACCGATTTGCGTTAGACATGACGCAGCCACTCGACAATGAGGATGATTTGCTTGATGCTGGTTTATCTGATGAAGCGATTGCCAATCTCAGGAGCGACAAAAAGTACAAGCACTTGATTTATAAGGCACATTATGACGAGAAATGCGACGGCACACAACATCGACGGGACGCTGCCCCTTACCCTGATGGGTGCCTCCTGGACCCTAGGCGGCTTGGTTGGCGAGATATTAGTGGACTCATGGCGAACCGAGGCGAACGCTTTATGGTTGTCTACCAGCAAGAAGACTTGGATCCGTCGGAAGTCCTAGTAAGAAACGAATGGGTTTATGGCAGAGACGAAAACCCAGGGTGTATTGACCGCGATCGAGACATTTGGGACATTCCTCGTGGTATATCCGCTCGTGATTGCCTTGTTATCGCGACGGCGGACCCAAGCCCAACAAACTACTGGGCAATCCAATGCTGGCTCTACCACCCAGATTCAGGACAGCGGTTCCTCCTCGATTTAATTCGTCAAAAGATGGAAGCATCGGCATTTCTGGACTACAACGTAGTCGAAGGCCGCTACACCGGGATTATGGAAGATTGGCAAAACCTAAGCGAAGGCATTGGTTTCCCCATTCAATACTGGATTGTGGAAAATAACGCAGCTCAGCGATTTATGCTGCAATATGATCACGTCAAGATTTGGCGTCAGATGCGTGGAGTGGAGATTATTCCCCACAACACCAACTCGGTAAATAAAACTGACGAAACGCTTGGCGTGACCGTGTTACAAAGCCACTATAGGTACGGTCGTGTAAGATTGCCCGGTAAAGGCGAAGGAAAAGTTCGCTCACTGAAACTGATTGACGAGGTTACGAAGTACCCTAACGGTACCCGTACTGATGACTGTGTGATGGCACAGTGGTTTCTTGAGTGGAACCTACCCAACCTTTATCTGCCTAAGACGGCAGTGCGCTCAGCACACCGTCCATCTTGGGTAAAAAATGCTCGCCTAAATCTAAGGTTGTAAGTTGGCACTCTCATTCGACAACGATAAGGCCGCAGGTCAGATCGTTTCTATGTTCCAGGCACGTCGACGCGATCGTGGCGCCCTGTTTAGCAAAATGGATGAAGTGCGCCGCCACTACAACGGTGACATTATTATTCCGCTTCCAGAGCTGGACGACATGGAAAAACCAGCAATTCCTAACCTAATTGCTCAGGGTATTGACCAGTTCGCTATGCGTGTAGCGTCAGTATTACCTGACGTGGCTTACATGCCAACTCGCCCCGGAATTCAAACCAGCGAAAACAAGGCTCGTGACCGTCGCTTGGCCAACCTTGGTTGGTGGGACATGAACAAGATGAGCACCAAAATCCGCCGCCGCAGCCGTCACTTGACCGCGTACGGTATGACTGCTGTGAGCTTGTCTCCAGTAGGCCTTGATGCATCTGAAAAGCGTGAGATTCCTTTCTGGCGTGTGCGTAATCCGTTGTCTACGTACCCAGCGCCAATGATTGACCCAGACTCAATGGAGCCAGCTGACTGTATTTTTATGGACCGCCGTCCCTTGGGTTGGCTTAAAGACAATTACCCTAAGCAAGCCTCTACACTGTACCGAGGCGACAAGTCCGACATGGACATGTTTGAGATTCTGGAGTACATGGATGAAGCGGAAACTGTTTTGGTTGCGATTGGGGCTGCAAAATCCACAGCTTCTACCTTTGGTGCTCCGGAAACTGGTAAGGGAATCTCAAGTCATTTGGTCTTGGAACGTATACCAAACCGAGCGGAAGTCTGCCCAGTAGTTATTGCTGGCCGCATTACGCTTGACCGCCTCCAGGGTCAGTTTGATCAGATGCTAGGAATGTACCAGCGCCAGGCCAAGCTTGACGCTTTGGACATGATTGCCCGTTTCCGCAATGTATTCCCAGACGAATGGATTGTCAGCACCAGCAACAGCCCTACTAGCCCCCGTATTGTCCAAGAGGCAGACGGTAAGGCCGGTATTCGAGGCATTGTGGACAAGGGCCAAGTACAAATTACTCACCTTCAGGAAGGTTCTGGAACTGAGTCAGCTCTTGACCGTTTGGAGCGAGCTCAGCGTTTGACGGCCATGATCCCAGCTGAGTTTGGTGGAGAATCGCCAACCAACGTGCGTACAGCTCGACGTGGCTCTATGGTTATGTCAAACACTGTAGACATGCCTATCCAGGAATACCAGGAAATTATGGCTGCTTCACTCGAGTACGAAAACAAGCGTGCCGTTAAGATTATGAAGGCGTACTACGGCAATAAGCCCAGCATGTTTTTTATGGGTTCTGATGGTGACGTAGTACGTAATGACTACGTTCCGAATGAAGCATTCGAAACTGATCTTTCTTACGTCAAGTATTCTATGCCTGGAGCCGATGTTAACGGAATGGTCATTGCTATTGGACAACGCGTTGGAACCGGCATTATGTCTACTCAGACTGCACGTGAAATGGACCCAGCGATTGAAGACCCAATTCGCGAGCGCGATCAAGTGGAAGTAGAGTCGCTGCGTCGAGCTTTGCTTTCTGGCTTAGAAACCCAAGCTTCTCAAGGCACGCTTGACCCTAACATTATTGCTCGTATTGCTTCAGCCAAAGCTCAACGTCACGTTACCTTGGAAGCAGCGGTACAAAAGGTGCACGAAGAAATGCAACAAGAACAAGCAACCCAAGCCAATGCTGGTCCACCAGAACCAGGCGCTATGATGCCTGAAACTCAGCCCGGTATTGGCGTTGGACCAGAAAACCCAGCCGGTGTTCCGGTCGAAGCACCAGATCAAGGAACACAAAACTTAAGCCAGCTTCTATCCAATTTGCGTCGCCCAGCTCGCATGAGCCAAGCGGAGCGTGGCCTTAGCCCACAGGGAGTGTAGTAAATGCCAAGAGCAGGTAAAGGTGGCGCTCGTCAAGGCGCCGTTGGACAGTCATACGGAAACCGTAGCGACTTAAACTCCAGCATGCCCGTAGAAACAGCCAAGAATCAAGCGTACGGTGTTGCCGCTCAACAGCGTGCAGCTCAAAATGCTATTCCCGTTGCAGCTCAGCCTGTGCCCGGTGCATCTTCTGGTGCCGCTCCAGCTATGTCAGCGCCCCAACAAGCAACTGGGCCTTCAATGATTTACCCACAGCAATCTGCGTCGGCACCTCAAATGCCTCCAATGCAGCCTGGGTCGTTGTCTTGGATGAACGATACTGAGCGTCCTTTTGAGCCAGTAACAGCTGGGGTAGATGGTGGTCCAGGACCCGGCCCTGAAGTGTTAGGCCGCGGTATGAATTCGCTAGCAGACATTCTTCGTATGGCAGCCATGTCGGCTGATGCTGATCCGCATTTGCTTGACTTGGCCCACGCTGCTCAAGTGATGGGCCGTTAATGCCAGCAATTGGTGCTAAGCCACAATTTAGCTCGATCCCGTACGATCCTTATACAAAAAACCAAGCTCAATTAAAATTAATGGGTGACCGGGTTGGTGAAATGGTCCGTCGCAACCCCGCTCTTGCTAAAGATCCTTACAGCGTTATTGCTTTGTCAAGGTCTTATGGAGTAGATCCTCAACAAGCTTCAGACTACCTTTCTAACACCAAATTTCTTAATGCCGTGCACCGCAGCCTTTGGGGCAATATTGCTCACTTAGCTAACAATGCTTGGCAAGGTGTTAACACTCTTGCTAACACCGGTTGGGACATCCTTGGCAATATCTCAGGCGACATCGAGCACCCTACTCAAGCGTGGAGACAACTTAATACGCTTACCAATAGTGCCTGGGATGCCACCAAGAATTTAGCATTGGGCGGCTCAAGGCCCAAAACAGCTTTTGATGCATTCGCCCCGTATTTGCACGATCGTCCAGGGCTTGATACGTCAAAACGTCTTTTTCATGTCGTTGACAGGGCCGCAAACGCTGTTCCCGCTTCTATTACAGCTGTAATTTCTGGCATAGAAAAAAATGGCGTTGCCTACACAATAGGAGAACAAACCCCAGCCATTGTTCTTAGCATGTTGAGCGATGGCGCTTATAACCGTTTTATTGGTGGAGCGCTTACAGCGGAAGATGTTGCTGGAACAAATGCTTTAATTTGGCAAAACAAAATTAATAACATTGTTGCCCAAGACAAAAATTTGATTTCTGGTGTTACTGACTGGAGCTCCATCAGCGCTGAGCAGATGGCTGAACTGGCGGCCGCTAACCGACGTGTCCACATTCTTGACCCTGAACACGCCAACATTACAATGGGAGAAAGAATTAAGGCGTCCGAAAGCCACTGGGATCGTGACGTAGCCAGGCGCAACGCACGAGTGTTTAGCCAAGACAACCCGCTAGACCTGGGTGTTGGTGGCCGTGCTTACGCTAACGCTCCAGCTGCCGGTGAATTTTTTGCCCGCAATAGTGGTTTTATCGGACGAGTGCTAAAAGCCACTATAGGTGGTGTACGTAAATTTAACGGTGCCATTTCCGGCCCTGGCGCTCAAGCTTTTTACCTTGCTAGCTCAGCCATTTCAAGCCGTGATAACCCAGACCTATGGGAAGCAGCAGTCAAAGGCCAAATAGTGCGTGCTGATGGAAGCCACACTAATGTTGGTGATTATGTTGCTAATGCTTTAATCGGCAGCGATAGTTTCTTCCACACTGCTTTGGCCGCAGCTTTAAACATTGATTTAATGTTTGTTGTAGACGACCCCCTTAGTCAAGCATTCCGGATTAAGGGCATGACTAAATCCATGTACGGTTTTACCGGCACACTTGGAGCAATGTTTGGTGGTATGGCTATTCGCCACCCTGGCGACGTGTACCGTGCCTACAGCCAATACAAAACTGTACGCAGTGCTGTCGATTACATTGCCACGCACGGAGCATCCGACATTGCTCGCACATTTCGTGGTTTGTTTAACGGGTCTAAAATCCTCCACGAGCTAGGCGCTGCGGACAGCCCTGAAGCTGTTCTTAACGTGTTTGAGCGCATTAACTACGGCATCGACATGATGTTCACAACTATGCCGCAGTTGAGTTGGTACAGCTTGTTTAAGACTCGTTTGACCGGTTCGCTGGAAAAGTACGGTTTCTACGGCAAGTTGTTAGAAAATTCGGTTGATATTAACAAGGCGTTAAATGAAGAACTTAAGGCAATGACCGACATTGACTGGGATCCACGCAATGCCAATTTTCAGATTTTAAACCCTGCAGGTAAAGCCAAGGTTCTTTACCGTCAGCGTTTGCGTAATCAGTTTATGGCTCGTTCACGTTGGTACAACGCTAAAATGGGGCGTGAAACAAGCACTCGTATTGAAATTGGCGACATTCAGGCAATTCCTGCTGCCGTAGATCGTTTGGTCAATGCTGGAGCTGATCCATTGGTTGCCCGTGCTTGGGGCGACGCAATGATTAAGAACGCTGACAACCCAGAGCTATACAAGCGTGGGTTCCGGAACATGATGTTTATAGTTCTTACCAACAAAATTGCCGCTTCTATGCCGCAAGCTGGGTTTGAACGGTTCCTTAAATCAATGGACGAGTTTCTTTGGGCTATGACCGACAACCTGGTTGGCGTAGACGGTGCGGGATACGACGGTTGGTACATTGCTACTGATATTGAAGGGTTTAACAAGTCGCTTAAAAACGGCAAAGTTAGCCGTGCCGGTATTGGCACTAGCCATCTAGGTGCCTTGCGCCTGCCTGACGTGCGCGAAATTCGAAACATCCAGCGCCAGCTTGCAGTTATTTACGACGATTTGGCTACTGAAGAATCTTACAAAATTCTCAGTTCTGTAGACAGCAAATATGACGAGATCAAACAGCTGGCTGAATTTAGCGTTACGTCTCCTGAAAAAATCTTCAAGGAAATCAAAAAGCTAGAAAAGCCATCCTTAAAATTTGAGACTGCCAATGTCGAGCGTGGCTACCGGTCCGTCATGTCTGAAATCATGGGGATTTACGAAAAGGTTCTCACCACTTTTGAGCACCAGGGTATGACCGCCGCTGAGCGCATTGCTAACGTAATTACAGATTTAGAAAAGCGCAAGGTTGATTTGCAGCAATTGCAAGCTGCTGAAAAGAACGGCTTTGACATGCGTGCCGATCTATACGCACGCCGCCACATTCTGCCGGAAACTGTGTTTAACGAAATAAACATGACGCCAGAAGAAATCCGAATTAAAAATTTGGCGTCTCTTGAACAGCTTGAGGAACTTCGTGGCCAGTTAGTAGCCATTGAAAACATGATGAATGTATCCAAGGCGTTCATTAACACCAGTAGTTCAAGCCTTGAAGAAATTAACAGCTTGGCTCATTATATGGCTCAAGTTCGCAACCTCCAAGGTGAAGCACTTAAAAAATACGTTAAGGATTTCAAGGAAGCCGTAGAAGCTCGCCGTGAAGGGCGTTCGTTTGGTACGGGAAAGCGAAACTTACGTAGCCGTGGGCAGTTAATCACCGACTGGTTCCAGTTCTGGGTTAACAACCGCTACTTTAAGCCGTTGGCGCTTACGTCACCTGCCTGGGCTACTCGCGTGTCTACGTCAGAAATGTTGCTTAATGGTTTGCGTGTTGGCGGATACAACTTTTTTGAAGCACACGTTGCCTCTTCGCTGGCAAAAAATGAATTTCTTTTGGGCAAGCAAGCTAAGTTGGCCAAGGAAGAACAAAGCCTGCTACGCAATGTAATCAGCGGAATCATGATGGGTATTGAGCGTGAGCTGCTTGATTTTTCTGATCCAGAAAAAGCTCGTTTAATGGATGATGCTGTTGGCTTGATGATCCGTCACGATGGCCATTTGCCTATGGGTGTACACGGCCACGGTGACGCAGACGCAGACTACAACGTAGACGATGGTTTGATGCAGCAAACCTTTGGTTTAGAAGGTGATTCATCCAGCAAGAATTACCACGTCCGTGGCACTTACGGCCGCATCGGCGCTACTGAGGCTGGTGCGGGTACTGCTTTCCACGAAAACATTATTCGCATTACTGACGACGCGGTTCTTGGCCCCGTTGCTCGCGAGATTGCCAACTTAGTACGACTACACGGCATGGACATTTTTAACACCGAAATGGACAAGCTGATGCCTGGCATTTTGCGTGAAGCCCGTAAGTCTGTTGAAACTGGCACAGGCAAAATTATTATGGGCCGCCGAGAAAAAGAACTTGAGAAGTTGCTGGATCAGTGGACTGAGTGGGATGATTTTAAAACCATGAACGCCTTGGAGCAAGAACACATCTTGGACCAAATTGGCGAAAGCGGAGCTAAGTCAGTAGACGACGTTACTGCTGAAATGGTACCAGCAGCCTACCGTGACGGTTTTATTAAGAACGGTCAGTTCCTTGGTAAATTAATGGAAGCACGCACCAAGCTTGACGCGGAAATTCAAACTCAGGAAAAAGTTGCTGAACAACTGCGTGAGATTGTTGAAAGCTCTGAAGCCAAAGACATGGAAAAGGGCGCCCGCAGCGCAATCAAGGAAGAGCTTAAAGCCAACGAAGCCAAGCAAAAAGGTTTGGCTAAAGACCGTGAACGCATCCTTAAGGCTATTGCAGCGCACCCGTATGCCGCTATGGTGGGCACCATTGAGGGCGGCACCGCTCTTAAGGCGTATTCACAGATCAAGAAAGACTTCATGCAGGAGCTCAGGGATACAGTTCAGTCCCATCTTGATGAAGCAGACAATCGACTTGGGGAATTGTTTGGTGGCAACAAAGTTGCCGTTCCTCGTGGCGGCTATTCCGAAATGGCCGGTGAGCGTTTTCTTGTGTTTACCGATGACGAAGGGCACGTTGCAGCAAACAGCGCTTTGTGGGAGGCAGTTGCTGAAAAGTACCCGCAGCTCTGGAGCAACAATGAAGATTTTGCCGATTACATGCGCCTTGGCATGCCAGGCGCTGAAGGCGTGGACGCCTTGGCCCACATTCTTGGTCTGCGCCCAGCTTTGTTTGCTTCGTATTCCAATGACATTATTGGCAAAGCCAAGTTTGTTGAGGATTACAAAAAGTATTCGGCCGCCCTTCGCAGCCGCAATGCTACTCGTGAAAAGCGTTTTGCTGAATCTTGGATGCGCCGCAACATTAGCGCCAAGAAGGCTGACTGGAAGCTTGACGCTGAGGAAGTATGGGTACGTAAGGCTGCTATGGACACAGGGGAGGCTTTGCCTACTCACGGCCTAAACCCTGAAGAATGGTTTGACGAAGTGCTGCCCATGCTTGAGCACCGCAAGCAGCTAGGCAAGGCGAGCCTTTATTTGAGCCTGGCTGAAGGAAGCCGTTCGCATATTGACGACGCCTACAAAGCGCTTAAGGGTATTGACCCGTTGATGACTAATACCATGCGTGATATGCCTCGTTTGTTTGACGAGACATTTGACGGCACTAGTGCCTACGCCATTCGTGGTGTGCCGCTTGATGTGCTGCTTGGCCCTGGCAAAAAAGCCAAGGAAGCCCTTAACGACTTTGCGTTCCACATGCGTGAGCGGGTAATGCTTCAGGACACCAAGATTTTTGATAAGAACTTTATCCCCCATTACACGCCTGATTCGGCTGGCATGAAGCGTTTTATGGAGGACTGGCGTAAGCACGAAAGTTTTATCAAGGAATTTGAGCGTACCAGCTACAAGATGGCTACGGACATGGGCAAGGCCGCAAGTCGTGATGATCGCTTGGCAGCTAAGATTAAAGCTCGCGAGGAATTCTACGAATCCAAGTTTGGTGACTCAAACCCTGGCGGCGCACGTGAATACCAGATGGCCGAGGACTTGTTTCCTGACCTTGAGCACAGTTTTGCTACATTGCTGTCTCGTTTGGGTGGCGATTACACACTGCTCAAGGATTTGCACATTGGTCAAGGTTTTTCTATCAATCAATATGATGGGTGGGACGGCAAGAAAGCACTTTTAAAGGATCTACTCGGTGATGATTTTGACTTGTCAATCCTACGGACTGAATCGCCTTATGGCGAAGTAGTCGCTGGCCTTGACCACACCAAGCTTGCACTTACGTACGCTGAGGCCGGCAAATTGTACGACTCAGTGCAAAAGCGCTTGGAATATTTTAACTCTGGCGAGTTTTACCAATCTCTTGCTGACAAAATTCAAAAGCAAATTGATGCTGATTATGAAGCATCTGTAGCAGCAGGTACATTATTTGCTGACCCACACCTTGATTTGAGCATAATCGGGATGCGTAACATGATAAACCGGGCTTTGGGAAAGCCCGATATTTCACGACGGCATGGAGCCATTACCGGCCTTAGTGATGGCCAACCATTTGTAACGCCTAATTTTGGTGGGTTGCTAGCCGATTTGTTTGAACAAGACAAAGCCGAGGAAATTCTTAAAGATTACTTAGACAATGGTTTAATTCCTGCCCCCGGAATAGCTGCTCGTGCTCGGTTTAATCTTGATGCGTTGCTTCGCAACGTAAACAAAGATTTAATTGAATTTCCGCCAGAGTTAATTGATCCAGAAGCATACAAGCTTGGCATACGGGACATGGCTCGTGTTGCTGCCGAATCAGGTAGCGAACGTGCTCAAGAAATCATAGATGCCAATGGCTGGGAATATGATCGTTTCCACGCTTTTAAGGGTGAAGGCCCGTCGGAAGATTTTATTTACGAGATTGATGCATCTACAATTACACGTTTGGGTGCTGGCGTAACAGGGCAAGTTTGGCAATCTACTACGGCAGCTGGAGAAGAATACGCGCTTAAGGTTTATAATAATTTACTAGACCCTTTAATGTGGAACGAAGCAAATATTGAGGAAGCAGTATCTGACCTTGCTCGCCACCTTGACCTCCCAGCTCGCGATTCTAAATATGTGCATATTGACGGTGGACTTGATTACCCAGGTATTTCTGACAAAATCTCAAACCGTTCGGATTTTGTAATACATCCGTTAGCGGACGTTACCGCCGAACGTTCTTTCAAAAGTGCCATTGCTGATCACGAATTGGCACAAACTGATATACAGCATCTTGTGGATGCCGTGGAGTCAGGAGAATTGCCGATTGAAGCAGCGCGTGATATCCGTGCAATGTACATTTTGGATGCTCTTATCCGAAACGGTGATCGTCACAGGGCAAATTACCTTGGTACTAAAGACGAACGCATTGTTGCTATTGACCACGGTTACGCTGGCCATAAATATACTTTGGATGGTTTGTGGCCAAAATACGAACCAGGCGATTCCGCTCGCCTGCTTAACGGGTATGACATTACTAACCAAGAATTTAACTATTTGGATCGTAGGATTAAATCTTTCCAAGGCGTTGATGCTGATTCATTCAAGCAATTCTGGGAAGAAATAAAAACAACTTTAAAGGTTGTGGATGACAGCAGCCACGATCTTCAAATCCGCCACAGCCGTGGTTTTAAATATGAGTCTGGTTTTGACACTTCCTTGGAACAGGTTCACCCTTCAGACGCTATGAAGCAATATGGCTTGACTGATGACATGGTGGCAATGGCCTCTATAAATTCATTGTCTACCAAATTTTCAGAAGTCAATGAAATAACGCTTGGCCAAATGCGTAAGGCTGCTGAAGCACAAGACAAGCTTAAGGAAATTGTTAAGCCACGCTGGGAAAAGGACAAGGCGTACATCAAGAACGATGGCACGCTTCCTGAAACTTTGCGTTATCTTCCCGGTGACACTAGCCAGCAAGAGTTGTTTAGCGGTATTCGCAAAACGTTTGATTCGTCTACAGCTCGCCGTTTGTTTGGCGTAACTAAGCCCAGCAGCTTGGTCCAGGGCGTTGCAGTTAAAAATCTTAATAGCATGTTGTCTAATGGCAAAAAATACGTTAAAACTGTGTTGGCTTACGAAGGCGATGCTCTGATCATTAAGAGTATGGGCTACGACCCCAGCTCGGCAGCAAGTCGCCGCAAGGCTATTGACACCATGAAGGCAATCATGGAAACGGCAGATAACTATCGTATGCCTACCAAGATTGTGGTTACTCCTGACGGCCCTGAAGGCGTGTCGGCGGCAATCCGTAACCTAGACGCTTGGTTTGGTTCATTTGGTTTTACCGGCAAGCCCACTAAGTACGCAGACCGTATTGAGTTCACTCGCTCCCCATCAGGCTACGGCAAGCGTAACCTTGTAGACGAAGACGCCAAGCCAGCGTTTGCTGCAAAGATTGAAGCGCTTAAAGCTGAGCTTGCTGCCAAGCGTGGAGAAAAGTATTCACATAGCGAAGAAGCAAACAAAGCTTACGAGGCTGCCCAGAAGTGGTTTGCTACCTTTGTTGAGCCAATTGCTAGCGGTCAACGTACCCCTACATCTGTATGGCGCCGTGCTTTAGACATCGACCGTAACCGTGTTGCTGACCAACTTAACCGAGACGGCTACCAGGAGCTGCTTGAGCAGCTTAAGGATAACGGTAAGGCTGCTGCCCGCAATGGTTGGCAACGTGGTGGCATTATGAAGAAGCGTGTGCCTGACGCCAACTCACTGCAAAGCGGTTTTGAGGAAGCACTGGAAAAGCAGGAACAAAGGCTGCAATCGTTGCGTGAAAAATCCTCTCGTTTAGATGATCGCACCGCTAAGAACTTTGCCGCCCGCGACAAGGTACGTGAGAATGTAGTACGCCAAGACGACATTATGCGTGAGCGCATGATCAAGAAATCGGTGGAGTTCTACGCTCGCCGTGAGCGTAACGCCGCTGTAGGAACTAGCAAGCTGGCTAGGACTATTAACTCACGGCTTGGCTCAATCAACACCGCTATTGAGCGTGAGGTTTCCCGCTTGGTTAATGACCGTGTGCTCAAGATGGGTGCTGCCGGCTTTAGCGGCGAAAATAGCGGAGCTCTACGTGAAGCCATCGAAGACATTGCTTACACTCACATTAAGACAATGGACCCCAAGGTATTGGAGCGTTTTGATCGCGATATGGGATTGTTGCCACCAGATTTAAGCACTGGCGACCCACACATGGACTTTGCTAAGACTATCGGCGAGCATTTTATGGGGTTAACAACTGCCGATCACGCCACTCAAAAGGGTCGTGAGCTTATGCCTGAGATCCTTTCGGCTATGGAAACAGGCAACTCTCCAGGTCCACGCAAATTGGCCGAATGGCTTGCTGATCGCAAAAAGGACGGCAAGAACTTGCCCGGGCCTTTCCCTGCTAAAAAGTTTATTAGTCCGTTTGACAAGGGTTCTCGTGCTTCGTTGCTTCAGCGAGTCAGCGATGTTTCCCACCAGCGCGTTCTGGGCCCCATTGTTAACGAGCTTGTGCGTGAGCCTATGTTTGTACTCGAGTACCACCAGCAAATGGAGGCTCTGCGTCCTTTCGTAAATGCTGGTTGGATGACTATGGATCAAGCTGAAATTAAAGCCGAGGCCGCTGCATCTATTAACATGATGAAGTACGTTCACAATCCACAGGACAAGCTGGTTTGGGAGCAAAACTGGCGTGTACTTGCACCATTCTACTTTGCCAAGAACCAGGCAATGCGCCGTGCCTTGCGTATGGCTGGCGACAACATGGCCGCATTCGAAAAGTATCTCAAGATCAACCTAGCCGTTACTGACTTTGTGGCTTCAAGCGTTAGCGCCGTGGGCACCGAATACAACATCCCTGGTTCGCAGCTTGTGGCCGGGATGATCAACAGCCTGGTTGGTTCGTTTATTATGAGCCTTGGTTATGGCGGCAACACCATGACGCAAAACACATTTGGTTTTGACGCTAGCCCGTCATCAGTCAACAGCATTGTGGTAACAGGTACTGACCCCAGCTTTTTGGGTATTCTTAAAGAAATCATTCACATTCCGTTTGGTATGCTCTTTACGGTTCCAGCCAAGATTGTTTACGAAAACTTGTTTAAGGGCAGCAACACTGCTTACGAGTGGATGAAAGTTTTAGTTGGCGAAACTTCGATGAAAAGTTCAATTATTGAAGACTTTGAGCCTAACTCATTGATTCGCAATACCGTTAAAGGAGTATCAGGTTTCTTTGGCCAGGACTCTGCCGGTAGTTTCCAGTCAACCGAAACGTGGGTAATTTCTGACATTGCCAACCAACTTGGAGATCGTTTTTACCAGGAGGCCAAACGCGATAATTCGGTCATTTCCGACGAGCAGTTGGCTATGTACGGGTCCAAAGAAGAACTTTGGTTCCACCTTGCTCTTAAGCACCTCAGCATTTACATGCACGACCCAGACAACGCTGCTCGTGTGCAGGCAGAAGCCAAATGGCGCACCACTTTTATGTGGATGACCAAGACTATCGGCTCATTTGCATTGCCCGTAGCAGTAAACATTGGCGAACGGTTCTACAATAACCAGGATTTCTACAGTATTTCTCAGGAGCGAGACAAGCAAGGCGACCTTAAATTCCCCACCCTGCAAATGGCTTCAGACGAATTTGCCCGCCGCTACCCAGACAAGCTGTTTAGCATTATGTCCCACACCAAGAGCACTGGCACTAGCTACCTTGAGGTGACTGGAGCTGCTAACTGGCTAAAGGAAAACGAAGGCTTTGCACAGAAATACTCTTTGATATCGGCCTATTTGATTCCATACGGCAAAAACGAAAAGTTTGACTCTGAGGCCCTTCGCATTGAAATGGCTATGGGTCTTCGAGAGAAAATCACAATTCCTAAATTTATGGAACAGCTAAACATTCTGTACGGTGACCGTTATTTTAGTAGCTTGTCCTTAAAGTACAAGATGGACCCTACTAATATCGACATGACAACTGAATCTGGTGTGGAATATGTCCAAGCTTTGATGAACGAGGACACTGCTGCAGGTAAGCTTAAGGTCGCTACAGGCGTATTGGGCGCCAACGTAAACCTTACGTATAACGCATTTGATGCGTTAGAGCGTGAAGCAAAGCGTTATGCAGCTCACGATAATGTCAATTGGTGGGGAGCTCACAAGGACCTTTTGCGCTCAAGCAACGCTAACGATGCGTTTAAGGAACTTGCGAGGGCTATGGACGACCCAGATGCCCATGAGCAGATTAATGGTAAAGACCGTGTTTTTTACCAACAGATGATCGATTGGCGCAAAACGTACGTAAGTGATTACAAACAATACAGCCAAGCCGGTTATTCTACTGCCTCCTTGCGACGCGACTGGTACAATCAAGCCAACGAATATGCCAACGATCCAAAATACAAGAAGTACATATCATTTATCTACGGTGTTATGCGCCGTATGCCTGATCCCGAACCGAGGTAAGTATGGACAAAGAATCTACTAAGCAGCCAACCGACAAAGTGGCCGACAAGGTGCACACAGTTGCTGACCTTAAAAGCATGGCGCATGACTACGCCGTGCCTCTAAGCGACGGCACAATGGAAAAGATTGCCAAGGATGGCTTAACCCCTGAAAAGATTAAAGCGTTTGAGGAATACATCAAGACGACTGCTATGGGTTTGTACCCTACTTTGGCTACTCAGATTAAGGCTGGTATTCCCACGGCCTACCTACTGGACCCATATCGCCAGGTGGCTAAGCAAATGCTAGGAGAGGATCACGAACCTAACTTTGCTTCTGACCCTAAAGCGGAAGCTGCTCTAAGCGGTGGATCTGACCCCGCCACTGGCCGACCAGCGCCTATGAGTCTTGACCAATGGAAGGGCCATATCCGTTCGCACCCTGGTTTTGGATGGGGCGATACCCCAGCAGCTCACGAGCAAGCCGATGCTACTATGCAGGCTATTTCCCAGCAAATGCTAGGAAGCTCTAGCAGCCAACCGGGAGTAGGAATGCCACCTGAAATGCAAGCCCAGCCCAATCAAGGAATGTTCTAATGGCTATTGTCAAGTATCCAGCGCCTGCTTGGCTCGAGCAAGCAGTGGGCCAAACTAATTTGACCCCTGAATTGCAAACAGTTATTGCTGGGATGAAGAACAAACTTTTGCCTAATGCTGGCAAGCAAAATCCCAATTCATTGGATTACCTCAACGGTATGATTGCCGATCTGTACGCCAGATCATATGCCGCTACTCAAGACGACAAAAAAGCTAAAGTCATGCGTGACACCCTTATGGATGCCATGTTTGGAGGCATTAACAATTTTAACTGGCGCGGTGCTTTGCTTGATCCATCTAGCTCAGATTACAGCGTCTGGAAAACACGATATAACCAAGTTTGGGGCCGAATTTCAGCTACGCCCGTCACTAGCGATGCTTTTGCTACGCTTGATCGTTCTCAGTTTAGCTTTGGTCAAACTAACGCTGATTTGTCTGCTGCGATTCTTAACGGCATCGCAACGTACGTTAATGCCAACGCTACTAACAGCGAAAAAACTACAGCTCAAGGCCGCTTGGACAACATGCTGGATGATTGGGGACTAAGTTCGTTAAAGCCTTCGTTGGATGATGCCGTGTGGAAAAAAGGTCTAACTAACTCTAACGAAATCCTTAAGCAGATTCAAAATACGGATGCTTACAAAACTCGGTTTGCTGGCATGATTCAGCACAACAAAACCCAGCCTATTAAAATTGCCAGTGAAGGCGATTATTTGCGTACTGAAGCCGCAATGCTTCAGTTAGGCGAAACGTACTTGCCTCCTGGCGTAATGACCCAGCAAAAAGTTGGTCAACTTATTGGCAAGGGAGTTAGCGCTAGCGAACTTGATGCTCGAGTTACACAGGGGTATATGGCTGCCTTAAATGCAGATCCAGCTACTCGTCAAGCTTTGGCCGACCAAGGCGTAGACCTTACGCATTTGGCCTATTATTTCCTTGATCCAGATCATGGGGAAAAGATGCTTACCCAGCAAGTCACCCGTGCCTCGCTTCAAGGGTACGCTACTGACGTTGGCCTTAAGGGCTTTACCAACGACATGGCCCAATCGATTGCCGATCAGGCCCGTGCTGCGAGTACCGGCGCTAGTGGTCAAAACCCATATGGCACCTACACGGTTGCCAATGCACGAACCGCTATGGAATTTGCCGCACAGAACGAGGAGCTCACAGCGGCCCCTGTGGGCACCTCTCAGCGTGCCGTGAGCACTGAGCAGCTCATTGGCAGCAAAATCCCTGGCTTTATGGGCAGTACCCAGGCTGACGCTGAACAGCAAATTAAGCTGGCACAACAATCCAAGACGGCACCGTTTAACAAGGGTGGTGGCTATGCCACCGATCAAAAGGGTGTTACAGGTATTGGCTCTGCCCCAGAGTAATCAATTGGTACAATCTGAATAGCACTTGGCCCCGTTCGCTACGGGTGAGCTATTTGCACTCGCTTAGGATGGCACACCCTGAGTGCGTATGACGTGCAAACCTAATCCGTTTTAACCCCTCTTGTTAAAACGTGTAACTCGCAAGGAGCGATCCGTATGGAAAATGATTTTGATTATGATGACGAGCAACCCCAAGCTCAAGCACTGGACCCAAATATCCGGCGCCAGCTAAGGGAAGCAGAGAAGGCCCGTAAGGAACTTGACTCTATCCGTGCTGAATTAGCAGCGGAAAAGCGTGAAGCTCAGTACAGCCGAGTTGGTATCCCCGAAAGTGGGGTAGGAGCTTTGTTTCGCAAGGCATACGATGGTCCTGGGGATCCAGATTCCATTCGTAAAGCCGCTGAGGAATACGGCATTATCCAATCTCAGTCATCTGAACCAGTTTCAATTGCATCTGATCCGGAACTCGAAGCTCTACGACGCGCTCAAGGCGCAACGATAGGTACGTCAGGCGCCATGCCAGACCCAGGCCAAGAATATTTCGCTCAGCTTGCTGAAGCTAGTAATCCAGAAGAAGTCATGCGGATCATCCAGGGCCAAACCGGGCAAAGTCTCGGTGTTTGGACCTCGCGGGGAGCACGGTAAATCTACCCATCTCGAAAGGATGACCCCCAATGGCAACTGATGCCTATAATGTAACCGGGACCGACGCCTACACAACGTCTGGCTCTCTTGACTTTTCGAAGGCCGCTTATGACCGCATGGCTTACTTTGCCCTGCGTCCTGAGCTTTACTTCGACCAGGCTGCTGATGTTCAGCCTACCCACCAGAGCATGCCTGGTGCTTCTGTTGCGTTCACGATTGTTAACGACCTTGCTATTTCCACGACTCCCCTCACGGAAACTGAAGACGTTGCAACCGTTGCACTCAGCGACTCACAGGTAACTTTGACTTTGGCTGAATACGGTAACGCCGTACTCACCACCGCCAAGCTCCGTGGCACCTCGTTCCTCGATGTAGACCCAGTGGTTGCCAACGTAGTTGGTTACAACGCTGGTGTTTCCATGGACACGATTGCTCGTGCTGCTCTTGACAGTGGTACCAACGTAATGTACGGATCGCAACTTGGCGCTACGTCGCTAAACTCGTCCGTCACCTCACGTTCCGGTGTGGCCTCAACCAACACCCTCTCGAGCCTTGACATCCGTACAGCTCGTGCTCGTTTGCGTTCACAGAACGTTCCCACCTTTGGTGGCTACTACGTCGGGTACATCCACCCAGACATCGTGGCTGACCTTCAGGGTGAGTCGTTTGCTAACGGAAACAACAACCTCGGATGGCGTGCCCCGCACACCTACTCGCAGCCAGCTGAAATCTGGACTGGTGAGCTTGGTGCTTACGAAGGCGTCCGCTGGATCGAAACCCCTCGTGCCCCTGTATTCCAGGGTGCGGGTGGAGGTGCCGCTTCAGCTGGTACTTACACCATCACCGGAACCTCGTCACCTACGTACTCGTACACTGGTGCTGCTCCTATTGTTGGCGCTTGGATCACGGCTAACACGGCTGTGCTTTCCAGTAACTGGGCCAAGCAGGTAGCATCCGTTAACACGGGTGCTGGTACCTTCACCGTTTCCGGTACTGGTACTGTTACCACCGCTGGTACGGTTTACTGTGGTGACTACACTGGTGCACTCAACGTTTACGGTACGCTGATCATTGGACGCCAGGCTTTGGCTAAGACCCACTCGTACGTGGACGGCAACGGTGCCTTCCCCCACGTCGTGCCCGGTCCTATCACTGACCGCTTGCGTCGCTTTGTCCCAATGGGCTGGTACTGGCTGGGTGCTTACGGCATCTTCCGTCAGGCTTCGGTCATGCGTATTGAGTCGGCCTCGCTGCTGAACCAGGACGTTAACGAAAACGTGAACCAGCCAACGCCGTTTGTCCCAAGCATTGACTTGGGCGAATCCGGAAGCCCACTGGCCTAGCCAGTAACGAGTAGAGAGAGGAACGAGTATGTCCTGGCCTTTTAATTGCAAGGCTTGCGGGTCGAAAGACGTGCAACCTGCGGTGGACGAAATCCACTGCCTTAATTGCGGTCGTTTGACCGATAAGGACGGGCTGCTCGTTTCTCTTGAAGCTCAGTTTATTTCGGAGGAAAAGATCTAATGACGATCCCCACCGGACAAGGACACACGCAAGGTGTGGAGGCGGCGGACCTTCCGGGGTCCCCGCTTCCCCGCCGTGCATCCCGTGCTGCGTCTAACAATGCAAAGTATGGCAACAAGGGCAGCGTTTCTGACCCCTGTTACTGCGGTTGCTGCAAAATGGGAACAGGTTGCTGCTAATGGATTCAGCATCTAAGCCCCTAGAAATGAAGTACATGCGCGGCATGTTAAGTGACGAACCTATGGGCGACCAAAAGGCCGGGTCACAATTACGTGGCGTAGAGCGCAATACAGCTCGTGGCGTAAAGATGCCTGTCCAGATTTTGGACGTTATCAAGCTTGAGCACGCCACTTCTGCCGATGCCCCAGAAGTAACCCCATTCGATACGTACGGAGATGATGAATAATGTTAGGCCAGGAAAACCAAGCAGCTGAAGACGCCGCAAAGCCCAAGGTTGTTGGTTTGCGTGACGCTCACGTTGACACTACCCGCCGTGGCGAAGTTTCTTTTGTCGTTGACATGCGGCCTACTACCGTCTTTGAGCAATCTCAGATGCGTGGTTACAACCGTACTACAAAGCCAGTTGGCGAATCTGAGGCTATGCCCGAGGAATGGCAAACTGCTGGTGGCCGTGGAAGCCGTGACATTATCGCGGCCCGTGAACTGGGTACGTCGGGCCGAAGCAACTAGGGGTAAACGTGGCTACGTTCACGCCTCCTACCGCTTTTGATAACCCACCTATCCTGCCGGATAGCTACGGTATTGCAGCTCGCTTGTTTCGGTACTTCCCGAACCGGGCTCGCTACATTGCTGTGTTTGCGCTCAACAACGGAACGTTTGTCCAAGACACGCCTTCCAATGAGAACTCAAACACCAACATCCCGTACCCGTGGAATCCTAACGATCCATCCGCGCCGTACGCTACGTCTTATTTCATTGATTACGAGGCATCACCACCGACGCCTACTAAAGTAGTAACGGCCCACGAAGTGTACATAATCAAGGTATATCTTGGTCCTACGCAAGTCACAGATGAGGAAGCCGCAGCTCTTGCAGCTGCAGGATACGGAGATTTAATCAGCTAATGCCACGTTACGACTACAAATGCAACGCATGCCGGACCATCACTGAAATAGTTCAGAAGTTTACGGACGATGCTTTAACGCTTTGTGACGTGTGCAATGGCCCCATTTCCAAGTCGTACGAAACAGTTTACCTTTCTGCTGCGGCCTTGGGCACCCGCTCAGACGCTGCCAATATTGAAGCTGGCACAAAGATCATGCACAAAGACGTGGCCGCTTACAGGCGCTTACGCAAGGACGGGCTCCAGCCTAAATCCACCAAGGGGGCTGCTGCCCTTGAGCAGCGTGCTAACTCTCGATGGGAAGTAGAAACAGGGATCAACCTGGGTGGCAGCGCCAAGCTTGGCCGCCAGTTTGACCAGGCTCAAGCAGCGATTAACGCAGGACAGACGGCGGAACTCTAATGGCTATTACCCTTGACGGCGCCGTATCGGGCCCTAGCGGTTTTCTTAACAATGCCCAGGTAGATGCGTGGCTTGCTTCACGTTTTGCTTCTATCCCAGCTGCCGGTGACGGCGCGCCTGCTGGCCTGCCAGATGCTGGCCCGGTTTTGTCAGGTACTACATTCGGTGGGCCTGGCCAATGGCGCCTTGACGTGCCAAGCGTGGCCGCTTATTACGTTCGTGTTACGTACCCCGTAGGAGCTACTAACGCTAAGTCTTACTGGGCTTACGACAACTCACTCGTACTGACTCAGGGTAATCAGGGTCCGCAAGGATCACAAGGTCCACAGGGTGCCGTTGGCCCTAACCCAAACAACACTATTTATATCAGCCCTCTTGGTGGAAGTGCTGACGACGGCGCTAACATTACGTCTCTTGTTAACTCTTTAACTAGCGGTGGTATCGTTTACCTTAACGCTGGCATTTACAACATCTCTACAAAGATTAGCATTACTACTTCTGGCGTGTCCATCATTGGCGCTGGCTATGAAGTTGGAGCTTCTAACGCTGACGGAACAGAATTAAAGACCACCTCGTCTTTTACCGGAACTTCGGTTCTTGAGATTGTTGGCAGTGGCGTTACGGTTCGTAGCATCTTTGTTCGACCAGCCAACCTATCGGCAGGTGGCGCTGCAATCGGCATTACAAGTACTGCTCAAGACACGCTTATCATGGATTGCCAGACTTCTGCCGTTCCCGATGACTGCATTGCTATCTACAACGAAGGCGCTTCAACGTTTATCCGTGGTGGACGGTACAACGGTACTCAACCGGGCACAGGCAACGGAAGCCGTGGAATCGTAATCAAAAACTACGACGCCATTATTACCAACATTAAGGCTGCTGGGCACCAAACGGTAGTGGAGTTTGGCGACAACTCAGGCGGTAGTCAACTATTTGATTCTCACATTACTCCGGGTATTGCGGGCCGACATGGGGTTTGGATCAACGGTACGACTGGCGTAGCAAACATTCAGATACAAAACCTCAGAGTGGACAACTGCGTTTACTCCGAAATCCAGTTGACTCCCAGCAGTGGCATGGCACGAATTTCTATTACCAACTGCGTGTTCACCCCAACTTCAACAACGGTTAACGCCAGCACACCTTGGATTGGCTACGACACATCTTCTGGGGGCATCAAGGGCCTGATTATTGCTGACAACGTTACAGGGACCGGC